CTGCTTTAATAGAAGAACTTAAAAAGATGATTAAACACGCTGGTGATGTGGCAAGCGTAGGACCTATCCTATCCTCACTAATTGATAGTTCTGTAAAGAACGATGACCAATTGGTTAAACTTGCAACAATTGCAACTAAAATTATAGCATCGGAGAAGAAAACCGAAGGACAGGATGGATTCCTAACTGAATTTGAAAAAAATCAACTACTCAAAGAATTAGAAGAAACTAAGCAAGAGGTAGAAAGGGTAGATGATTTAGAATTTGAATTGGAAGATTTAAAAAAGAAAATGAAGTAAGATGACTAGATTTAAATCCAACACCCAACAACTACAACAAGGAGTTGCACCTAATCAAGCTGTTGTTTATAGTGTTATATTGGATAATACGCATCCTAAATATAAAGATGCTGGTGATATTGGTGGAATAACATTTAGAATGTTAGACCCACTACACCCATCAGCAACTATGAGAGATACCGAATTACCAATTGCACATCCATTTGAAAAAAACTTTATAGATTTACCTGTAATTAATGAATATGTATCTATTGAAAAATCCGGTGTTAGGCTTTTGTATAAAAGAATATCTGGTGATGTAGCTGGAAATAAAAATATAAGTGGAGCGTTTGATACTATTTCAAAGAAATTTAGTAATGTCACTACTGCAAATAATCCGCAAACAGGAAACAATTCTGATAAAATTCAAAGATATGAAAGAACAGAAGATACGCAAATTGCAAGAAGTAATTCCGATACATTAGATTCCATAAATCGTGATGGATATGGTTCATATTACAAAGCTTCAAACATACATAGATTATCTCTAAATGAAGGAGATACGCTTATTGAATCTCGATTTGGGCAAAGTATTAGATTTTCGGCATACAACAATCCAGCTAAATCATTTGCACCAACTACAATCATTAGAAATAATGAATCACCATTAACTCAAATAAGTCCAGCATCATCTGGGAGTATAGTTGAAGATATAAATAGAGATGGTTCATCGATAGTATTAAGTTCCGGTGAATATGTATTACCTTTTATTCCTGGTACAATAAACGACAAGGGTACTACCGATTTTCAAACACTACCAAAATCTTTTAAACCATATCCTGAAACTCTTAAAGGTGACCAAGCATTAATAAACTCTGGTAGGATTATATTATCTGCTAAAAATGCGGAAATGATGTTTTATGCAAAAGGTAATGTTGGATTTATATCAGATGGACAATTTTCGATTGATACAAGACTTGGTATGAATGTTAGTGTGAATGATAATATAAGTTTCATAACAAACGATAGAGATTTTCAAATATTTGCTGGAAACGGTTCTGTATTTTTGGGTAGTAAAGATTTAGAACCATTGGTTAAGGGACAGAAATTAGTTGATATTTTAAGTGAGTTGATACAAGCAATAGGTGATATGCAATTCCTAACACCATCAGGCCCAACGGCAATAGGACCTAAAAATAAACCTGAATTTGGAAAAATACATTCTAAATTAAATGATATACTTAGTAAATTAAATCAAACATCGTAATGGTAGATAAGAATAAAGTTAGTCAATCGGTAGATGGTAAAGTAACAGAAGCAAAAGGAGCAACAGCTGGTGCAGCAGATGCTGCAAAAAGTAAAGTTCAAAATGCATTTTCTGATTTAAAAGGTGATGTTAGTGCATTGTTAAAAGGACTTAAAGATTCTTTGGGTATACCTGATTTACCCAAATTTCCCAAAAAACCAGCATTTAAACAACTTAAAAAATTTGAACCTAAAAAAGCACCTGAACCAAAAGCATTTCAAAAAGAAGAAAAGAAATTTGAATTTGCACAAGCCGCACCAATAACACCACCACCACCAAAACCACCAGTAGACCCTAAAGGTAATTTTGTAGAAGAATATAAAGGTTATAAAATATACTTAAAAGCTGATAGATTACCAAACTTTTATATGGAATCTAGATTAAATGATGGACCAGTTACATTTACAGGACCTGAAAGTCGTAGTGCAACTAAAGCTGAACTACTTGCGTATCAGAGGAAAGTAATAGATGAAGCTACATCACAATAAAATATTTAAATAATGTCTTGGGAACTTTTCAAACAAAATATTTTAAGAGTAGCAAATAGTCCTGAAGGAATTTCGGATATTGATGTTGTTGCCGAGTCTTATGCAAAAGAGTATGATTCTGCGGTAAAGCGAGGATTTGATAGAACTCATTCAATTCCATTGGTTTCTGGGAATGTTGAAATGATGAAAATCTTTTTTAAATCGGCATTACAAAAAGGATTAACCGCATCACAACCATACGATTTAGTAGGTGAGATGGGTGAGGGGGTTAAAGCATATTGGGCTGGTGCTGTTATGGCAACGGCTCCAATACCAATACAACCAGCACCAGGTAGTACAAGTAATATACAGGTTACTCAAAATACTATCACCGATGTAGGAATTTGGAAACAACCACAATCTTCAGCAAATACAGAACCTAACTTTGAATTAAGTAATGAAAGGAGAGCGGAAGTACAAGAACAATTAGAAAGAGCAACCACAAATTATAATACTGCTGTAGCAGAAAATAGAACTGTTGATGCATCTACGTTAGAGGATGAAATAAATAAGTGTGAATCTATATTAATTGAAAATGAGGAGTATAGAATAACAATACCACCTGTTGAAAATAAAATGGATGCTGCAGCAGTTCAACCAATAACTACCACAACTACCACAACCGCACCAACTTCAACGTATGTAACCCCAACGCCCAATCAACCAAATTCTTCAAACCAAACACAAACTCAAGAAGAAATAGATGCAGAAATTGCTGCATTTTTAGACCAATCTGATGTAGGTGGTGTTGATTCTGGAGAAACTGTTACGGGATTTAAATGGAATCAAGGTAAACCATTTGTACAAGGATTTAAAGCAGGTGGTGGTATAGGCGGAGGTGGATATGGCGGCTCTTTTAACCAAACATACCCACCACCAACATTTCCACCAAACGCATCACTTGGTTTAAAAGCAGTATTAATTGCACAAAACGATGAAGCTAATGGTGTACGTGAGATACCAAAAGAAAGTGATGGTGGGCATGCTAGAATAGTACAAATGCATAAAAATGGTGGAGCTGGTACTCCGAATCCTTGGTGTGCATGTGCTGTAACAACTTGGTGGACTGAAGCTGGCGTTGTTATATCCGGTCATCCAAATAAAGCATACGTTCCAACTTGGGTTAAGTGGGCTATTGATAATGGTAGATGGGTTAGTAAAGTAGATGGTGCAAATCCAGACTATGTACCAAATGTTGGAGATGCAATTGTATATGGTTGGGGGAGTATGAATAATGACCATGGTGGAATGGACCATATTGGTTTGGTTTTAAAAGTAGAAGGAGGAAAAGTATATGGCATAGATGGAAACTATTCAGCAGCAGTAACTACACATATAGCTAATCCAAAAACAATTAGAGGTTATATAATAATAGGATAAAATTAATTTAAGTGTCAGCAATACAACCAACGGATAATACGGCATTAATAGTAGATGAGTTTATATCATACGCAACTAACCACTTAAATAGTGTTAAAGGTACGATATATACTGTATCACTATATCCACCAATAGGAACTCCAAATGTTGGTGTACTCAATTGGACTGGATATTCTGTTTCACCATCAAATCAAGCCAAAGTAATAACTGAAGATGACTTTAAACCTAAAGAAGATGTAGATGCACAAGAATCGGTAAAACCAACAGAGCAAGAAAGTATCCAAAATGGAATCACAGAAGAAAATATAGATGCAGAAATTGCTGCATTTTTAGACCAATCAGATGTAGGTGGTATTGATTCTGGTGAAACTGTTACGGGATTCAAATGGAATCAAGGTAAACCATTTGTACAAGGATTTAGAGCAGGTGGTGGAGGTGGTGGTTTTTCTTCTGGTGGAGGTGGTGGTATTATTAATGTAGATTTTGGTGCTTTAGATTTAAGTGCCGATTGGATTACATTAGCTGCAAAGTTTATAGGAAAAAATGAAGGGTTTTCAAAAAATGCAGTAAATGATGAGGGTGACCCAAGACTTGGATTTGGTACTAGTAAAATATTAGACCCTTCAACTGGACAAATAAGAACTGTTAAATATGGAGATACTACAACTGTAGAAGATGCGTTAAAGGTATTACAATATGAAGTTTCTATAACATTTAAAGCTAGATTAGTGGGAAGCGGTGATAATAAAATATCTGAAGAAGATTTTAACGCATTAAATAACAAACAAAGAGCAGCTCTTTTAAGTTTTGTTTATAACTGTGGTAGTTTAAGAGCAGGTATAGCTGCATCGGTGAGAAACAAAGATTACGCAGGAGCTGCTAATGGATTATTAAATGGACCAACCAGAGGTGCAAAAACCGGCCAATTATATCCAGGTTTAGTTAGAAGAAGAAAAGAGGAAGCAACCCTATTTAGTACATAATTTTCAAAAATAACAATTCAAATATTTATAAACATAACAAATAATAAAGTATGGATACGGACAAACTATTAAAAGCTATTCAGATTCTTATTAAAGAGGAGCTTAAAGAGCAATTACCTGCATTAATTAAGGAAACTGTGAGAGCTGAAGTAAAAAAATTAATAGCAGAGGGTAACCAACCTGCTAAACCAAAAACTACTGGATTATCAATGGCTAAAGCTATGATGGAAGATGATACGATTGTAGAATCAATTGAACAAAAAATAGTACCACAAAAGCAATACAGCAAAAACCCAATGATTAATCAAATCCTCAATGAAACAAGAGGTGGTATTCCGCAAGGAGATGGTGGATTTAGAACAATGAACTTTGGACAAGGTGATATGGGTTCGATTGTAGGTAAAAATGCAATGGCTGAGAAAATGGGTTATGGTGAAATGGCTAAAGGACCTCAACCAACTGGATTGGGAGTAAACACTGGAGTAGCTGAAATAGATAAAGCTTTGAATAGAGATTATTCGGAACTTGTAAAAAGATTTAAGAAGTAATGGCAATTATATTAGGTAGAAAACCAATAATAGAATCTAAAGAATATGATGATTATGCAGTTGGATTAGCCTTGCCAATTCAGATAACTAATGTTGCGTTTACGCAAAATTATACTGAAATAGAACAACTTAAATCTAATATAAAAAATTTATTATTAACAAAAAGAGGTGAAAGAGTAATGAATCCATTATTTGGGACAGGGGTAGAAACTTTATTGTTCGAACAAATAACAGATGATTTTGAAGACAGGGTTCAAGAAATAATAACAAACTCTGTTGAAAGATATATACCAAATGTTAATATCGATGAAATAACTGTTGATATGAGTAATGAAAACAGGGATAAAAATTTAGTGAATATATCATTGAAGTTTAGAAGTAGAAATACTGGTAATTCTGGAGTAGTATCAATCAACGTTCAACAAACAGCACCATAATATGAATTCAACACCCAGTAATAAAACATACAGCGGAAAAGATATAAAATATCTTAATAAAGATTTTTCTGCATTTAAAGATAATTTAGTAGAATTTGCAAAAACGTATTTTCCTAAAACAAATACGGATTTTACAGAGGCATCTCCTGGTATGATGTTTATTGAAATGGCATCTTATGTAGGTGATGTTCTTTCTTATTATGTAGATGATACTTTTAAAGAATCATTAATAACAACAGCGGAAGACCAAGAAAATGTAATAGCATTAGCTCAATTTTTAGGATATAAACCAAAAGTAACATCACCTGCTACAACAACATTAGAGATATATCAAGTAGCTCCATCAATTGGTAGTGGGTTAGCAAATACTATTGATAGTAAGTATTTATTGCGAATAAAGCAAGGTATGGTAGTTGAATCTAAAAACGATTCTATTAAATTTATAACTACCGATGTAATAGATTTTAGTGATTCTAATAATAGAGAAATTACAATATACCAAAGAGATGCAAATACTGGAGACCCCACATTGTATCTTATTAAAAAATATGTACAAGCAATTTCAGCAATTCCAGAAGAAGATACTTTTGAATTTGGTTCATACGAACCATTTGCAAATATAGTTTTAGAAAATACTAATGTAATTGAAATATACGATGTAAGGGATTCTAATGGAAACAAATATTATGAAGTTCCTTACTTAGCACAAGAAATGGTATTTCTAGATTACCCAAATACTTCTTTAAATGACCCAGACCTTGTTCAATTTAAAGATACTGTTCCTTATATTATAAAAACATTAAAAACACCTAGACGATTTGTTGCAAAAGTTAATTCGGATTTTACAACAACTATCCAATTTGGTGCAGGAAATCCAAACACAGAAGAAGAAAACTTAATTCCAAATCTTAAAAATGTTGGATTAGGACTACCAAACTCTATTAGTAGATTGGAAGCTTCATTTGACCCAACTAATTTTTTAAAGACAAAATCATACGGAATATCACCATCAAATACAACAATCACTGTAAAATATTACACAGGTGGGGGTGTTTCATCTAACGTTGAAGCAGGACAACTTTCAAATATAACATCTATTGAATTTGATAATGATTATGCTGATTTAAACGCAGCACAAATTGGAACATACAATAGTTTAAAAAACTCAATAGCAGTTACAAACAAAATACCAGCAACTGGTGGTAGAGGTGCAGAAACAATTGAAGAAATTAGACAAAACGCTTTGGGCAATTTTGGAGCACAAAATAGAGCAGTTACATCAAAAGATTATCAGATTAGAGCATTATCAATGCCTGCAAAATATGGTGCAATTTCTAAATGTTATGCAACGGCCGATGGAAAATTGGATAACAATTCACCATCATCTATTTTAGCATCTCCGAATGTTCTACAAGAATTTACGGATTTAGTTATGGATTTTGTAAACAAATCGGATAATGAAGAACCAACAAGAGCTTCAGTTACTTCGGATATTACACAATTTTTAATTGGAAAAACATCTAATGAAAATGAAAAAAATAATCCATTTGCTATTAACTTATATATGTTAGGTTTAGATAATTTTGGAAAATTAACACCTGTCAATAGAGCAGTTAAAGAGAATTTAAAAACATATTTAAACGAATATAAAATATTAACCGATGGTGTTAATTTTTCCGATGGGTTTATTATAAACATTGGTGTTGAATTTGAAATAATTTGTGAAAGAAATGATAATAAATCCGAAGTAGTTACTAGGTGTATATTAGAGTTACAAAGATATTTTAATATAGATAATTGGTCTTTTAACCAAACAATTAATTTAAGTGAATTAGAAGTATTATTAGCAAATGTTGATGGTGTTAGGTCTGTTCCAAAACTTCAGATAACAAATAAATGTGGAGGTAGATATTCACCAAATTCATATAACATAGCAACTGCAACAAAAAATAAAGTGGTATATCCATCATTAGACCCTTCTATTTTTGAACTTAAGTTTCCGAATTCAGACATAAAAGGGAGGGCAATATAATGGCATACTATTTTTTAACAGCATCAAAAGATGCATCGGTGTACTTACAACAACCAAATCAAAATACTGGTTTGGATGAAATATTAGAAGTTAGTAAAGTTTTCTATGGTAATGTTAAAGATGTTTCCCATGCTTTACTAAAGTTTGAGTTAGGATACCTATCCGCTTCATTAACAAATGGAAGTATTGGTATGAGTGAAGCAATTTTAATGGTAAAAGAATCTCAAGCAGAAGAAATACCATTAGAATATACAATTCATGCAAACGCAATATCTGGAAGTTGGGAAATGGGAATTGGCACTAGATTTGATGCTATAACTACAAAAGGTGTAACTTGGAATTATAGAGAAGGAGATACTAAAATAAATTGGTTAGATAATGATTT